ATTGTTGCATTGTTTTAAAGGTTTTGTTTTTACGTATTTGGTTGTTAAAAGTTCTACTAATTTACTGAATTTCTTCTTCTTCAAGTTCTTTTTTGAATCTCTTTGTTTGTCTATCATTTAGGTAAATTAAAAATGAAATAATAATTATCCAATAGATTGAGAATGCTAATAGGTTCATCGGATTAGATTTAAGTTTTGTTGATATTTGTAGTCAATATACTCCTGTAGTTTGTCAAGTATAACTACTTTTTCTGCGTGAGTTGCTGAAGAAGAATTGATTGCTTCAAGCAATAATTCAAAGGCTGATTTTTCTGTCATTGTTTTAATTTGTTTTTAGATTTAAAGATTACGAAATTGAAAGATAATGTAAGCGAAGATAAGGTTAGCAAGAATAATGATTGCTAAAGTGGTTGATTTTTTCATTTGTTTTTGTTTTTAGATTTAAGCAGTTGATAGGATGCTGCACCCCTTTATTTTATTTAGTTATTTAATCTCTGAAACCATACAGCTTTTTCTTTCTGTGGCTGAGAAACATAACCACCAAGCGATAATGACATACATTCATACTCCACCAAAATAAATTCAAATTCTTCTATTTCAAATTTTTTGATAATTGTCTGATTCATATCTAACTTGTTTGGGAAGTATGGTCCGAAATTACCAAGTATGTAGTAAATGCCATCTTCCATTAAAATTTCTCTTGCTTTTTTCATATCTGATAATTGTTCAGATACGCCATTAACATAAGTTCTTGTTTTCATTTTGTTTAGTTTTTAGGTTTAAGCAGTTGATAGGATGCTGCACCCCTATTTAATTTATATTAAATTTTTCAATTGCTCGTTAATTTTTAATATTTCTAATTCCTGCGATTCAATATTAAATAACATTTTGCGTTGAATTCCTACACTTGCCTTTGGATTATTTAAAATTTCAGTAAAAAAATCTATCTGATTTTTGCACTCAATAATTTTGCATTTTAAAATATAAATTTTATGCTCCTTTTGTTCTTTAGCAGTTACTTTTGTTCTTAATGTAAATGGTGCTACTTTCATTGTTTTTAGTTTTTAGGTTATTTGTTTTTAGTTTTAAGGTTATTTAAAAGTTGCAGTTTTTAGGATGCTGCACCCCTTTTTGATTAAATATGCAAGTGCATTTTTTTTATTAAATCAAATTTTGAAACAGGAATTTTTAAAAATTTATCATAAGTGAAATTTTGATTTTCATCTTCAGTTACAATTTCAATTGTAATTGAATTTTCAGTAAATTCAAAACATTCATTATTAAACATAAAAAGATTTTCAGAAATTGCTTCAAATACTTTATTTAAACTAATAAAAGATATTTTTTCTAAAATTCTTTCGTGTCCGAAATAAATTTGGAATTCTGAAGTTTTAGTTGTAGTTGTCATTGTTTTTAGTTTTTAGGTTATTTGTTTTTGTTTGAGGATTCAAAAATATATAAGTTAGAGTTATAAAAAAAATATTTTAGAACTTTTTTTTAAAATAATTTTTCCGATAGGCTAAAACTCAATAGAATCAATAGTTATTAAATAAATAAATATATGTGTATAACTAAAAAAGGGATGTAGAAACATCCCTCGCAATCTAAAAAACAAATCCTAAAAACCAAATCCTATAAAACAAGAAACCTATAAAAACCTAATTTTCTTCTTCATCCTCAAACAATTCATCGTGCATTTCATTTATACACGATTCTATTATCCTTATTGACTTCTTTATTATCTTCTTAATCTTCCGTGCTTCATCCTTCGTGAGCAAAAGTAAATCAATTCCTTCTACCGCAGAAATTGAATAGTAAGCACAACTTACATAGTCCATCCTTGTAGTATATTCAAAATCAAATGTTTCCTCTATTTCCTTGATTTCTTCCTGTGTAGGTTCTTGCTCTACTTTTATTTCTTCACTCATAATATTTTGCCGTTAAATATTCGCTTATTGAAGAACTGATAGTCAACTCCATTGTTATCTAAATAGACAACTGCACAACCCCAATTCCATTTATTTAAAGGCATATATTCAGGATGCAATTCGCAAAGGCAACCAATGCTCCAGGTAGTTGTAATTTTTCCGTTCATATCAGTTTCTGAATGTTCGCTTGTAGAATGGTTATGGCCTTGAAAGGCTGAAGTTTTACCTCTTAAATATAAACCCCTTGCTACGTTTACAGGTGCAGAAATTCCACCAATGTATTCGTGTCCGTGAATGCCGTTTAGTTCATTAAGTTTCATATATCTATTGGATTCAATTATTTCAATCCCTTCTGCTCGTGCCTTAATGATATTTGAAAACTGAAACTCCTCTATCCCTACTAACTCCCCTGCCTTTTGATATAGAAAATGCTCATACCTATTCTCGTGGTTGCCTATCTTAAAAAAGATTTTACATTTAAGTTCCTTCTTAATGACATCAATAAAAGCCTTTAAGGTGTCTAATTCAAATTTGAAATCCCTTTTCTTTGGGTCTTTCATAAACCTACTTAAAGTGTGGCAATCAATAGTATCACCATTCAAAAGCAAAGCATCTACTTTCTCCTTCTTTAAAAAATCAATAGCACAAGTTAAAGCACCGATATTGTGGTAAGGTAAATGTATATCTGAAAGAATACCTACTTTGCTGAAGCCTTTAATTAAATAAGGCTCGTAGATTGTTTCTGAAGATTCAGGTAGCTTGTAAGGATTGTAAGGTCTTGGTTCAGTTCTTATAAATTCTGCATTGTTTTTAGAATCATAATCGCCTTTTTCAATTCTTCTTAATTTATTTCTAATATATTCAACATCTTTAAACATTAAAGGATTATCATTATAAATTATCCTTGCAAGTTTAAGATTAGGCATATCCATATATTTTCTGCGATATTCCTTTACAATGTCTATTTGTTTCATTTACCTTGACCTTTATATTTAGAAGTTGGTTTATCTTTTGGTCCATTTGACTTTTTAGCCTTACCACCTTTTCTCTTTCCGAATGCTATCTTATTTGATGAATTTTTCATAGTTATTTAAATCTTGAAATATAAATCGGCTTCAGCCTTTCTTCTATTAGTTAATCCTTTTAGTTCAGTTAATACGCCTTTAACTCTTGCTTTATTCCATTTCATAAACTCCTCTCTTATTGAAGGGTCGCCAGGATTAGCAATTACCTTCTTCTTTAATGTACTTGAATTAAAAGCACCTATACCAAGATTGTAACAAAATGAAACTAAAGCATCAAACTGATTTTGATTCACGTTTACTTTTATCTGCGAAGCGAACTTATTAACGTCATACGTTAGTAATGATTCTGCACGATACAAACTGATTTCTTCGCCTTCCTTTACAGGCTTTCCGTCAGGATAACGAATTGTGCCGTATCCAATTGTGTAAATAGAAGCAGGGCATTTATAGGCTTTTAATTTGCAACCTTCAAACCTCTTAATTAGGTTTATACAATTTTGACTTGGTTTCAATGACATAGATGTAAGAAATTAAAACGATTATTATAATTAGTAACCAAATGCAAACCTTATTCATTACCTCGTTTCTTGTTCTATAATCTTCTTTATCTTTTAAAGCAATATCTCTTTGCTTCGTTAAAGAAAATACTTTTGAACTATCAATGATATTCTTAATAATGTAAGGTGGATTGTTCTGCAAATCACCTTTAAGAACCTGAATAAACCTGTTCGCATTTTGCAATTTGAGAACTAAATTATTATACTTCTTCAAAAGTGTTAAATCACTTTTGAAAATAGTGTCATTTACTAAAAACGTATCCGTATTTATACTTAAAAATGTATCAATTCGTGAGATAAATTGAGTTATTTTTAGAGAATCTCTAATTATTGTAGGTGGGAATAATTCACCGCATTTTTGCGATATTAAAACAGGATATTCATTGCTTACTTTATTTAATTGTTTAGATGCTTTTTTCTCTGAATAACAAGCCGTAAAAAAAATTGAAATAAACAATAAATATTTCAGCATAAATTCTTATTTTTGAAGGGATAACATTTTGGTATCTCTTGTGGGAAGGAGTTGGTTTTTACCAACTCTTTTTTTATTGGGTATCGTGGTCTTTAGCCAAATATCCAAAAGCAGCCAATGAAGCAGCAAACAAAATTTTTGTAATTGTGTTGCCGTCAAAATGGTAACCTGTTCCTTCTACGATAGGTTGAACCGCTACCAATGTCGCTAAAATTAATCCGAAGATTGTTGTTTTTGCACTTTTCATTTTTTTATGTATTTGTTGAAAAATTTAATTACTCCAGGCATATTGCTAACTATAGTAGTAACACTTGCAGTTATAGCAAAGAATCCAAGAACTTCTGATGAAGTTAAAAATGTGGCTATAGATAAAAGCCAAACCCCTAATAGTTCAAATTGTTTCATTTTATATAAGTGTTAATCCGAGCTTGTTTGCTGCCCATTGAATGCAATAATTGTTATCTGCTCCCCA